TCTGTTCTGCCGTGCCATCTCTAGGCTGCCATCATCTTCAATTCCTGCTTCTTTTAGCTTCTGTCTTTTGGCTTCAAATTCCTTTTCTACTGCTGCTTCTTCCTGCTGTCTTTGATCTAGCAATTCTAGTTTTGATTCCTCTAGGATGCCTTGCGCTTCAAGTTCCAAAGCCCTTCTTTTGTCTGCTTCAGCCTTTGCTTTCTCACCTGCTGCCTTGCTCTTTTCCGCTGCTGCTTTCTCCTGCTCTGATTGGAACTTCAAGAAGTTGTATGCTTCAGCAGTTCTTTCTGCATTGAGTTCCTTTTGTCTTTTCTGTTCTTCATCTGTTAGCTGCCCCTTGACCTTTTGGCTTTCTTCCAAGAGTGCTATCTCACTATCTATCTGCTTGGCTCTAAGTTGGTAGATCTCCTTCTCTTTTCCACCTTGGGCAGACAGGATCTTGATCTTATTGTTGATATCATCATTCAACTTTTCGTTTGACTTTCCTAGGGCTTCAAGATTTCTTTCCGCTTTATTTGTCAATCCGATAAAGTCCGTGAATCCCGTGATCAGTCCACCTATGAATTTGCCTATTTCCTCAAATACAGGGAATAGCTTCATCATGACTTCCTTCACCTTGTCAAAGTTGGCTATCAATAGACCTAGGGCTGCTACTAAAGCCCCTACCCCTGTGGCTATGATTGCCTTTCCAAATCCTTTCGTGCTTTTTGTCAAACCATCTGTGGAAGATGTAGCCCCTTTTGCTGAAGTTCCTAATCCCTTGAATGTGAGTTTTAACTGCTCACCTACTTTTCCTACATCTTTTAGCTGAGATAGTCCCTGAGATAAAGCCATAGCCCCCTGTACTTTTAGGAGTGCCTTTTCTACTTCCTCTGATTCACCACCGAAAAGAGCCATAGCACCCTGAACCGCTGCTATTCCTCCTGCTGCTGTGGAGGCTGCTGTAGTTAATGCCTGAAATCTTTTCCCTGGATCAAATAGCTGAGAGGCTTCATTTGCATCTTCTATAGAATCACGGATAGTCGCTACTTTCTTAGCAGCATTGACAGCCTCATTGGAAAATTCCCCGTACTTCTGCCGTGCTACTTGTAGTTCCTGTGTCGCTTCCCTTAATTGTTTCTTCAGGGGTTTGACATCCGCATCTAAAATGATCTTATTTTCTTCAGCCATTGGTGTGGGTTTTTAAAGGTTAGGGGAATCGTTTGATTCCCCATGTTTTATTCTGCTTCTTCCTTCGGGTTCTGCTCCTGCACTTGCTGTGCTAGGAATTGGATGAAGGACATCCCGTACTTGGTAGGCAGTTCTTGTGCCCATGCTTCTAGCATTTTGATTTGTTCTTCTGTTAGTGTGATTTTCATTTGATTTGGTTTTTAAGTGAATCTATTTCTGTTTTAAGTTCTTGTATTGCTTTGATTAGCATAGGTACAAATACTGAATATTTCACGGATTTTGTTGTAGTGCCTTTGCTTACTCTTTCCTTGATAGTTACAACTTCCCCTTCTTCATTTAGTACCTCGTTTCCTTCTTCATCTAGTTGAGGCACTTCCACCTCTTCAAAGTCTTCTAATTCATCAACCATTAAAGGAAAAATTTCTTCTAATTCTTGAGCAATTACCCCTATTTGCTTTCTGTCATCACCTATTAAATTGTAGTTCCTAACCTTAACCTTTATCAAGTCATCTAATTTTGGTGTTGCATCTTCAATATTTTCCTTTAATTTAATGTCCGATATAGCACCATAACTATTATTTGTATTTTTTACATCCCCTGTTCCTAGAACATAAAATGTTCTTACATCACTACTATTTACACCTGTATATAAGAAGTATGCATTATTACTTACTTTTGCTCCAAATCCATTTAACCCACTTACAAAAGTAGATGTTGAAGCAGAATCAACAGGTGCTCCAACATACATACTCCCCCCCGAAGTGATGCGCATTCTTTCTGCTCCGCTTCCACCATCGGCTTTAGTGTTGAATGTTAGATATCCACCTCCTGTATTTGTTGCACTTGCATTAGTTGTGAATCCTCTGATTGAAGCAATTCCATATCTACCTGCACCTGCAGCACCTGTATTAGAAGTGTTGATAAAATCAACTGCACCTACAAATCCATCATTTGCAGTAGTTCCCGTTGCTAGTTCTAAGTTGCTACCTGTTCCTGAAGTATTGTTTATAGTTACATATCTTATTGGACCATATCCTGCACCATCATATCCTATAATTTCTGTTGTGATTCCTAAATCACCATCCGAAGTAATTTTTAAAAATCTTTTAGCAGCAGCATAATTATAAACATTCCATGAATTATCACCACTTCCAAAATTAGTACCGAATGCCCATTTATTTGCTCCATTTTCTTGAGTACCTATTCCGCTTGGTTGATTTGTACCTGTAGTATTTAAAATTAATATAGGAGTACTTGAATTTGCACTGAAAAGTGTTGCTCCACCTGAAGGTGATAAGGTAAATTGTGTTGCATCTGTTCTTAGGTGTATTTTTTTGGCAGAACCCGACCTTATTTCAAGGTCATCCAAAATTCCAACAGTCAAGCTACCTGAGTTACCAATATTTCCAACACCTACACCATTTCTACTAAATGCAAGAACTCCACCCGTAGCAAATGTTGAATTGAATATTGCCATTTCAACTGAACTAGTGCTAAATGTTTTTAGCGCAGTGATAGTTTGTGCAGTATCTAATGTTACATAATTACCTGCTGCTTGCTTTCCGTTAAAGGTAGTCCAATCCGTACTAGATAATAAGCCGTTTTGTGAACTGCTAGCAGTTGCAATAGTGAAAGAAAGTGAACCACTTGTTGTTATAGGTGTAGTGCCAATAAATACACCGCTAGTAGCTGAAGATAGGCCTACAGAGGTAACTGTTCCTACATTGGAAGTAAATCCTGAAGGGTTTGAATTTGGATAATAAGCAGTAGAATCTACACTACCATCAGCCTTCAAGAATTGACTAGAAGTTCCACCTGTTCGAATTAATGATGAAGCCGTAACGCTACTATTGAAAGTCTTCGCACCTGCAATAGTCTGTGTCCCTGTAGTGATTACACCTCTAGCCGTAGCAGAAGCATCAGGTAGATTGAAGGTGTGGGTAGTACTTGCGCTTGAGATAGCAAAGTCTGTTCCACTTGTCCCTGTAGCGAAGTTCTGAACCTGAGCAGTCAAGCCATTCAAAGCCGTCAAGCCTGTGGTGAATGTGGTTATGATTTGGCAAAGGTGACTATTTTCCGTGTGCATGGTGATAGTCCTTCCCGCAGGAGTTACATAGTACCGAAGTGCTAGTCTATCCGTAATAGTTAGCGAAGTAGTAGGGACTGCAAGGGTAGAAAAGTATGGGGTGATAGTAGTGCCAAACGCTATGAGTTCAGGAGTGCCTGAATTTGAAGCTATCAAAGTAGCAGTTCCTCCTGAATTTACCTTGTAAAGTTCTACATAGAAAGTAGGAGTACCACCTCCTGAAGATGCACTAAAGTAGGTTTCAAAATTCCAATTCCCTCCTGGGATTTCTAGTAGTCCTGGATCTCCTGCATCCGTAATGAATGAGGCTATGTATCCGTTTGAAGATATGGTGAAGTCTGTGCCTGTGCCTAGAATAGGTGTCTTATTCATTTCAAGATAAGCCACACCTCCGATAGTACCCTGAGATACTGATCCATTTAGGTAGTAATTAACAGAAGCACCGCCACCGCCTCCACCTTGAGGAAAGTCTGCTAGGCTACCATCACCCCTGATGTATTGGGATACAGATCCTGCACCTACTACAGAGATATTCCCTGAAGTAGTTACGGGGCTATTGGTGACTGTGAAAGCCGAAGGCATAGAAAGACCTACAGAAGTGACCCCTACATCTAGGTTGTCCTGCATCCAATCTTGCAAGGTGGAAACAGTTACTTTGTTGGTAGTGGTAGCACCGCTTGCTACTATAGGTAAAACATCATTATTCGCAATGTTTATGCGCTCTACTAGTTGACTTATTCTCTTATCTGCCATATCGATTAAATATAAAATCTAGAAGTTCCGTTTTCCTGTAGCATATAGAAGTCATCTTCAAGAAGGATGTAGTCATAGTCTACAGGGCTGATGTTTCTTAGGATCTTGAATAGGGATACATAGGAAAGCCCGTTCGCTATAGGGTTATATTTATCCACCTTCTCAAGTTGGAAGTAGTGAACCCCTACTTTCACAATAGTCCTGAAATCTAGGTTCATGATGTCCGTAGGTGTCAAGTAGAAATACCCCTCAAGAAGCCTACTATTCCTGTCCCCTATTGAAGTGATCAGTCCTTCGTAGTATTCCTTGTATAGATTAACTCCTGGGTATACCCCAATAGAGAAATAGACCTCCCTAGGGTTAGCGAAAAGCACATCTGTATTCGGTGCTATAGGATCATCTAGGTGACCTGCATACGGGTAGTTGGTATAGGTCACATCTACATTCCCTGCATATCTTATCTTCCAAGCAGGGCACGCTACCTGTGGCTTCCAATAGGCTATTCTAGGCTTGAAGTTATCAGGTATTTTGACTCCGTTTTCTACCTTGTATAGGTGAATCATGATCTGCCCTGCTACCTGCTCTCTCATTACAGGTGGACTGAATACCACCTTTACAGTCTTTGTGTCTAGTATGAAATCATTGTCTATGATAGTTCTACTTTCACCATAGGCTTCATTGAATTTAGTCTTGTAGGAAGTAGACCAATAGTCACTATCATCATCAAATGTAAGCCTGTATTCCTTGGCTGAAAGTTCTGATAGTGGGGTGATTGAGATCTCTTTGCTTTGATCTAGCTTATCACTCCAATCTAGTGCCTGATCCTTGAAGGTTCTGTAGAATTCATTGTAGGGGATTATCTCTAGGACATTTGTCCGAAGCCTGTCTTGAGTTACATACAAATTGTACATAGAGATGATAGACTTTAAGAAGTCACGCTGCTTCAAAGATTTTGGAAGGGTGTACTCTATCTTCATAGTATCCTCCTGCTCAAGTTCTACTGCCACGGGTACTGTATTGCCTATCTTGAAAGATCCTATAGGTGCTACTACTACTTCTGTCTGAAGTTGGGTATTAGTTCCTGATCCTGCAATCTCACCCTTCAATCGGATCTCAAAGTAGTCATTGAAAGCAAGGTCTATTCCTCCTGTGATTTCTACATCCCATAGATAAAATTGACCTACTGAAATGAAATTCACATTCCTAGCAGAGTACAAAATCTCTGATCCATTCTTCAATACTGAGATAGTCCACACATTCTCTGTGAATGCCTGCAAGGATTCAAAAGATAGCCTTAGATTCAATGTCAAACCTGTGTTTAGGTTCTGTGTCTTATTCCATCTAAATCTAGTGCCTGAATTTTGGATCGTGAACCCTGAAGCTAAGGTGCTACTGAAATTCAATAGCCTTGAGAAGGATGCATCTGTAGTGACTTCCTGCTGATAAAGTACAGGAGTCTGATGTAGAAGGGTGGTGCTTTCCTTGGTGATGGTCTTCTCTGCCGTGATCAAAAGTAGCTTTCTGAAATAGACTGAACTGAAGATCGGGGCAGTCACTTGGAAGTTAGCTTCATCAAAGATTCTCTTGAGAATCTCACTCACAAATACAGCAGGTTTGAAGTTGGTGATAGGGTAGGTGATTGAGTCTACAGAGTAGCCATAATCTACCAAAGGATAGACATAGTTCTGCGCACCATCTACCCAATCTGTTCTACTCCAAGAAGCCTCTATATTGGTTCTATTCCATACATGATCATAGTCATCAAAATCAAGATCCGCTAGAGTCTTATCTCCTAGTTCATGAAGGATGTCCCGAAGCCTTCCGAACATATTCACCTCATATACTATGTCCCCTTCTTTGGAGTTTATCTTCATCATCCTTAGAACCCCATCAAAGATTTTGACATTATCTAGGAAGATCTGTGCCTGTGCCTGCTTTGCAGGGTTGAAGTTCTGCCCTATGTTTACATCCCCTACTATGTAGTCATTGCTCACAGAGATATCAAAGATATTCCCGAATAGCTGCTGATTCTTTGCCGTACTTGGCAGGGTCAATGTCTTTGAATAGGATGTGTTTCTTCTCTCAATGTCGCTAACATCAGCCACAGAGAAGGTGAACTCTACATCTATATCACCTAGGGTATCAGCCTCAATTCCTTCTACAAATAGCCGTGCGCTCATATTACCTGTCGGGGGTTAGAAAGTTGAAGTTCCACATCTAGTTCAATATTGAAGACCTTATCAGAAGCAGTCTTCTTGATCTCATAGCTAGTAGGCATAGGCTTCACAGGAATCCATGAAGGGGTGATGTAGTTATCATTCACCACATTCAAGAAGACCAAAGGGGAAGAATGTAGTTCCCTAAGTAGTTCAGCCTGGGCATCTGTTAGATAGTCTGAAATGATCTTCCAATTCTGTGTTTCATTTGTGTAGTAGATCGGATTGATATTTTTGACCACTATCCCATTAGCCTCATAGATATCTCCTGAATAGTTTCTTTCATATCCCTTCTTTTCAATCTGAAAACTAGTCTTATTCACTAGGTCAAAGTTAAAGAAATCAAAAGCCCCGAACTTATTCAAGTAGGCTATGCGCATAGGATCATACTTTCCACAGGATTGGGTGAACAAGGTAGCAAATTTGTATCTCCTTGCAGATCCGTTATTCCAATTCACAAATAACTGAATAGATTCCACATTTGACCCGTAGGTCATGGGAGTGATCTTGAAATAGGTCACACTTGTAGTAGCTACTGCCGAAGGTGTGATATAGTAGGTTGCCGTAGTAGCGTTTGTATAGGTGACTAGTAGTTCGCAGTTTGTCAAAAGCCCTGTATTTATGAAGGATATGATCTGTGAATCTGATTCCCTTACTTTGATCGTAGTCCAATCTGATAAAGGCTTGTAGACAGTATTACTAGATCCCCAATATTGTGCCTGATTTGCGTACCAATTTTTTAATTCTAGCAAAGGCAAAGCACCTGCAAAAGCATACTTGGTAGAACTCACTACCTCACTAGCCAAAACTATGACAAACTCCCCACCTACTTCATAGTACTCATAGCACTTCAGGTAGAAGCCCTTAATCACATTGGTAGAACTAGATGAATTTGCAGTTTCATAGAATCCCTTGGAATAGGTGAAATCTACAGAGACATACTTAGAGACATCAAATTCTACAGGATCTCCTGCATCAGCAGGACTATCATAGTAGGCAGTAGTCACAAGTTCATTTGCTGCATTGTAAACCTTGACCACATACTTGAAACCGATCTCCTCAGAGTTCGTGCTGCTTATGCTGTAGTTAATCCTATTGAATGCAGGTAGGATATTTATGCTAGGTTGGGTGAGGGTGATCATTTGCTTATTTTTAAAATGAGTGAATCGCTTCCAATGGTTTGGATATCGACATTGAATTCAGGAGTAGCTTCATCAATTGATTTCTTAATGAATTGCCTTCCTTCAATACCATATTTTTTGATGTAGTAGGCTAGTCTTTTTGCACTAGTTGAGATCTGTGGAAGCACCTGTCTACCTTCAATCAAGTTAGTAGCATCTATCTCCATGTTCTTGCGCTGCATCCATCCTTCCAATTGTTTCAAGGCTTCCAAAGGCATGAAATAATTCTGAAATTGATAGTACCTACCTTCATCATTCTTGTAGGTCTTCCGCTTATTTTGAACACCCCTCACACCCTTATCTATGTAGTCGGCATAGTCTACCCCTACTTTGATTTCAAGCCTGTATCCTGTCCTTGTTTCGCTTACTCCAATGACTGAAAATGAAGATGCTAATTTGCCCTGATCCGCAGGTGAGTATTTGGCTAGGTTATCTACTAGATTGATCCCTAGCTTCTCCATAGCATTCTTGACATTTGCCACAAGTGTACCCTCTACCTTAGCTATGTATTCGCTAGGCTTGAGTTTCCTTCCTCCTATTACTAGGTCTGCTACTTGAGTTTCTGTTGCAACTGCCATTTCTTGTACTGCG